GTGTTCTCGCCAACGGCACGAACCATCTGGAGAGGTACGTATGGGCAGTAGAACAGACCTGCGTCGTAAGGTGAAGAACCCTTGTAACCAACAACGTAGTACTGGTTAGCAGCGACGTTTGCAGAATAAGGATCGATGTAGACACGATACTTACCTTGGAGAACACCAGCGAAGGTGTTACCGGTGTCATCAACGTTCAGGTTAGCGTTGAGTGCAGGGGTGTAATCGAGAACACCAGCCATGGTCAGTGCAGAAGCAACGTCTGCAGAGCACATGATGATGTTGCCCTTTCCTCTACGAGTTCTTTGTGCGATTGCGTTTGCATCGCGCTCGATTTGGAACAGGAGACCCTTGAACTTCTCAACAGACCAACGTCCGTTGGAGTCGATGTCGAGGTCGAACTCACCAGCAGTTGCTGTGTTAGCAGCAGCACCTGGTTCAGCAATCTTGTAGATGGTTCTGATGACTTCGCGGTTGATCTCAGCAAGAATCTCAGTGGAGAGAATGTTTGCGAGTTCCGCTTCAGCGTTCAGACCGTGGATTGCCTTGAGGTCTTGTGCCAGTTCCAAGGAGTACTCAGCTTTGAGTGCTCTGGACTTAGCGGTTACAGTGACCTTCTCGATCGAGAATGCCATCTGGTTGAAGTTGTCACCGGAGGTGCCGAGATCCTCAGCATCATCGGTTCTCATGCCCTGACCAACGTTGTATGCAGTCTTATCTGCACTACCGGTTGGGTTAAGGACTGAAGGGTTAGTACCGGACTGTGAAGTAGTACCCAAACCAGCTGCTGCACCGGTCATTCCGTTGGTCAGATCGAATCCTTCGTTCTGTCCAGAGAATGCGGTATCAGGCTCATCGAAGAATGCTTCGGTGCCAGACTGGTTGGTGTAGCGGGAACGCATCGCGAAGATGAGTCCAGTAGGTCCGCTCATAGGCTGAACGCCAGCCAGGTCATAAGCGACCAGGTTAGGCATGGAGCGTCTGATCAAGGAGATCAGAACAGGGTCGAAACCTGCGACAGGACCGGTTGCGGTTGCGGAGCCGGTGAAACCACCGTTACCAACTTGGTTGGTTGGTTGCTCAGTCAGCATTCCACCTTGCTCAAAGGAGGATTGCTCACGGAGGAATTTTTCTTGGTTTTCTAACAGGACAGCGGTTACTGCTCTCTTATGGGAATCTTTGATTTGATCAAGACCCTCATGGTTGAGGAGAGGTGCCCACTTTTCCTGCAGATGCTCTGATTGGAACATTTGCTTTTAAAAGGGTAAGGTTACGTTTGATTTAATGTTAAATTCAGTTGTTCTTGCTAAAAGAACCGAGAGTTCTCAGGTATGCAGCCATGGAATCAGAGTGAGACTCGGATCCAGAGTGATCTACACCCTCAGAGAGGGTTTCGGTCTTAGCAGCGGAAGACTCTTTCTTGGAGGTAAAATACGACTCCTTGAGTGTTTCCAACTTTTCACGATATTGATCTTCACTTTCAAACTCTACACTTTCGGAAAGTGAGGCGAGCTTCTCTTTCTGAGTCTGCGCGAGACCTTCAGAGACTTGATCCAAGATTCCATCAGCAACCGACTCTGCGAGACGGGAGTTGAGGGAGATGTTCTTCTCAATTTGCTCGTTGAGTTTTGTCTCCATATCATCTAGTTTTTCTACCATGCTCTCAAGCACATCATACTTATCTTCAGGAATAGTTACATAATGTTCTTCAAAAAGACCCTTCATTCCTTCAAGGAACGATTCGGTCATCTCAGTCTTAAGACCAGCTTCGACTGCGAGTGCGTTCTCTTCAAACCACTCGTCAGCAACATACTCAAGATAAGAATCAACACGCTCAGCGAGTGACTCTTTTGCTGCTTCGATTTCCTCAGCGAGCTTCTCTTGGTATTGTGCTTCCAGTCCTTCTTTGATTTCTGCAACCTTAGAATTGATTGCTGCTTCAAAGATGGTCTTTGCTTTGTTTTTGAACTCTTCAGAGAGTTCTTCGCCACCGAGGAGAGCATTAACGTCCTCTTCGATGTCGTATTCTGCAGTTTCTTCTACGGATTCTTCCTCAGCGACAACATCTTCAGTGGAAACTTCTTCCTCTTCGATGGTCTCTTCGGCGGAGAGTTCTTCTTCTTCCTTCATCTTTTTCATAGGATCTGCTTTGCCTGCGCCTTTAGTTACTACATCCTTAACTTGCTTAAGGGTGTTACCAGGTGTGTTCAGCTTTGCTGAATCATCATCGGGTTTGTAGTTTTCTGGAGTAGGACCACCAAGATCCTCAACACTGCCTAACTGGGTGCCAGGATCTGCCATTTTAGGCATAGGATCGCCAGCTTTTGCTCCAGCATTAACAGCGGTGCGGGATTGCTGTGTCTTTACTTCCATTTCTTGTAATTTTTTGCCACGAGACATTTTAACTCTCCGTTTTTCCGTTATTTAAAACTATATTTATTTATAAAATTAAAGATTCGCAAGGAAATCATTAAACAGACTTAACTTTTTCTCGTCAAGTTGTTTCTGGGTTACCAGAGTGTTGATTTCTTTGTAGGTTTTTTCTGCATACTTCTCACGAAGAATGCCACCATCCCATACCCACTCTTTACCTTCCATGATTCCTTCAACAAATGCATCGGGAGCAGAAGGATCGGCAACGATATCAGCAGCAGTTGCCAACATAAAATCATCACCGACGATGTTAACACCCTCACGGGTAGCCTTTAATGAACCGATACCGCGAGAAGATACGCCGAGTTTTACGCCCTCTTCAATAAGTGAAGACGCAATTTTGCCCATAGGAGTGTTCAGAATCTTTGCTTTACCAATAAAGTTAGATCCGTTCTCCTTCAAAGATACGATTTTGTGCGATACTCTATCAAGATTAACGGTAGGACCATCGGGGTGACCAAGTTCGCCAAGTGCTCTACCTGCCTGAACATGATTTTCGTTATAACGAGAGACCTCGCGGCGAAGTGTCTCCATGGGGTACATACGACCATTACGGTTTTTGATGTTGCCCTGAAGGAAAACTCCCTCAATATACATAGACTTCTTGCCGTTTTTTTGTTCGACAAGGAACTCTACTGATTCGATTTCTTCCCTGATGAGTTTCATTTGATTAACCTGTGAATCCTACTTTTGCAGCTCTTATAGTTCCAGTGCCATAACAGACATCGGTTGACTTCTTCTCAACATATTCAACAGTTCCTGTCGGAATCGTGATGAAGTTTGTAGTAGCAGCACCAACAACGGTGCATACTCCGATGGTTCCAGTGCTGCCAGAAACATTAACAACTCTAATCACAGTTGCCTGTGCAAAAGAAGTTGCTGATCCCGCCGCAGTTGGAACTGCAATCTCATTACCAAGTACTAATGCTCTGGTAGCCATTTGCTTTATAAATTCCTAATATGAGTTATTTATAATTATCAGACACCATCTGTGGTCTCAACGGAATCATCACTAACTTCGATCTCGGTTTCTACCTCATCTTCCACTTCAATACTTTCTCCACCAAAAGCAGCATTTGCTACCATAGGACGAAATGCATCGACTCTCTCTGCAGACTTTGCATAGAGAACATCTTTAATCGCATCGCTAATTTGAGATGGTGACTCGTCAGCGATCATCATATCTAAAAGGTCATCCATTTAATTGTATAGTAAACAACTAGATGTATTTATATTTCACCGCCCTTGGGCAGTTCTGGTGCCTCAGTTGCAGAACCATCAATTTCTGGTTCCATCTGAGGTTTTCCTAAATCCATGGATGCAGTATCTAAAGGTTGGCCAGTTTCTGGATCAACAGGTGCATTTGGATCTGGAATGATTCCGTCTTTGATTTCTTTCTTGATCAGTGCATCCTGCTCAAGAATCTCCACATCAGTCTGACGTAGAATCTTGCGGCGAACATAATCTTGAGAGTAATACTTGCCGATATATGGCTCAGCAGTTTGGGCAAGAGTCAGTCTTTCGTTCAGAAGTTCTGCTTCTTTCAGTTCAGAGAAATGGTTATCATAGAGGAAGTCATATTGAATATGCTCACTCATCGAATCCCAATCTTCTGGGGTAATTACATTTTTAAGAATCAATTGAGTCTTCAGCATGTCATTAAACATGTTGGAGAATCTCTTTCTCAAACGTGCAACAAACTTAGTGAACTTAAGTTCATCTCTCAGGATCTCAGAAGATCTCCCCAAGTTAAACCCACCTTCGCCATCCATTCGTGATGGAGGGACGTTAAGCGAACGGTAGAGTTTCTTTTTAAAATACTCAAT